CTGGCCTTTATCAGCGTCAGCGTCTGTTCCTCCTTGCTCATTTTGGAGAGGGCGGCGGCGATCGCGTCCGGCGACAGCTCTGGGTCGCCGCTGCCGACGCTGTTTCCGCGGTCCTGCTGCTTCGATACCGAAACCGTCCCTTTGGCCATGGTCAATGGGGGTAAGGGCGTCCGAGCGATCTCGTCGACGCGTTTCGCTAGGCGCTCGATTATCGGGACAACTTCCCCCAGAACCTTTGCCACCGCCGCCTTTTCGACAAGTTCACTAGAAGTCGCGGTTGCCAGGTCTCCCGCGCGGATGCGCGTTCCGGATGCGAGCTTGGTCGTCGGACTCGGCTCATCGATCTCCGTCATGTCACATTTGGCTCCAGCCGCAACCAGATAGCGATGCGACGAACGGAAATGCTCCAACGTCTCGTTTGAGTGCCGCGCGCCGAACTTTGCGGTCAGTCCGCAAACACTCCCGTCAGTCAGCGCTTCGAGGCAGCCATGGGCCAAGTCCATGAGGTTCTCGTGGGCACGCTCCCGTTTGCATAACAGTTCGGTGACGATGCCGAGCACATTCATGATGTCGAGATCGGTGCTGTCACCGGTCGAGAACTCTTGCCGCGCCGGCGAAGGAGATCTGGTATTCGCCGCTTCCTCGGCGATCGAGACTGGGGTCGGCATCGCGCCAGCTTCCTGAAGATGGTAGCGTGCTCGATCCATGTTTGCCTGCGCGTCGACCGACAGCCTGCCAATTTTAAGACATTGGTCGCACGCGAAGTAGGCCATGTTCAGTAGCGCCTGATCAGCTCGCGAGTGTTTGGCCTTCGTCAGGACGCCGGCAGCCAGCCGCCGCATATTGGGGCCGCCGCTTCGAAGAAGAGCAGCGACGCGTTCGAGGTCGGACTCAGCTGCCTCTGTCCAGAGCAATCCCGGCGCTGCCGACGCGAGCCCTAGGCCGTCTGTTTCCGCCCCGTCCAGGATTTCACCGATCTCTTCGTTTGCCAAGCAGTTCAGAAAATTGCAAAGTTCCGTGATGATCCCCAGCAGCCGAGCCGGTTGTGGGGACTGATCGTTCTCTAGCGCCGCTTCGACCTCGAGAACATCCCTCAGCCAGTCGAGTTCGGTAATCACGCGAGCGATCTGGCCGACGTCGCACAGAGCTTTCGTTAGAGACGCCCGAGATGCCGCATCGCGGTCTTCCGCGGAGGGAGGGCCTTCGACACCGATCTTCTCTTTCCAGGCAGCGATGATTTCATCCCGGACCTGTCTCAGCTGTTTTGCGTTGTATTTTTTGGCATTGTCGGGTCTGTTAATGCGGCTCCAAGCGGCGCGAATATAGCGATCGGTGTCGATTTGATAGCGCTTTTTGCCGTCTGGTTGATAGCCAAGATCGGCGAACCGGACATCACGATCGGTTTTGCTGGCCTCAGAAGTACTCTTACGAAGTTCGGTGCCGGAGACTGCTTCCTCATCACTGGCTATAACCGCGCTCGCGACGGCGCGCCCGCGCTCGTGTTTTATTGTCCCGCCGTCGCCCTTAAGGCATCTGAGCGCATCCGTCTTGGCCAGATGACGGTGCTCTGGAACCGTGCAAGCCCAAATCTGTATTGGCGCGTTAAAGGGCTCTTGCTCCAATGGAATCTGTGTAACTGTGGTTTGTCTGCCGTTGGCGATATCCGGCTCAGCGACACCAAAAAAATCATTCGATGCCATTGCCGCTTTCCAGCAGTCGAAAATGGCTTCTGGGTTAGCCGGCCGGTCTACCAGGGAAATTTCATTTAACACGATACCGGTGATCGTCTTCGGGTTACCGGACTCGCGCTGCGTGACACGTCCACCGATCGAGAAACCTCGATAGACCTGATTTTTTACTTTGGACACCGCGACCGGGTCGACAACGTGGGCGACAATTCGGGTAGTGCCGTCCTCGCAAACTTCGGCTTCGAGCGTCGTTCCGGCGGCGGAGAGTTGATGCATTTCTCGGAGAGCGGGGAACCGCATGTAGTCCGGGATCGCTGCACGAATAGCGTCGGCCCGTACGATTTCTCCTTCTTCGTCTATTGCCTCGGATGTCGCTATCCCGTGCACCCGCACGGTCCCGTCGTCCTGAGGCTCGACCTTTTGTATTGCGCCGTAAAGCCGCATAATTTGAAATCCCAATCAGGTGTCTGAATTAGTCACCGCAACAAACATACCTGCTCGAATTCATGCCCCCGGCTGCCTGCATTGAACCGTTGAATTGAGTTTCAGCACACGTCCGTCGCTGAGATTAACAGTGGCCTCGAGGATATAGGTACCGCCGGCTGCCGAGATTGGCATCGCGCCGATCAAGCCGACAGAAAACGACCCGGTGCGTGTCTGAAGAGAGCCATTCGTCGGCGAACGCGTCTGGACAACGGTCTCCGAGGAAACCGACAAAATCCTCGACTGCGGCATCGGATCGATTGCCGTCTCGTACGGACCCAGTGCGCAACTCCAAGTCGTCGATACAATTGTGGCGGCACCAACGTCGGGCGTGAAGTCAAAAGCAAAATAGTCCGTTTCACCAATCTCGATCGGGGTGAACGGCGTAACGATGTGCATGCATAGACCTCATTGACCTCTGACCGGGTGAACGCTACGGGGCCCAGCAAGGATGCGCACCCTGCCCGGCGAGCGCAACAGCCGCTCAGACGCCAAAACAAGCGCGGCTGGTGGGTCTGCCCATTCCAAGTAGAACGAGCCACAAGCCGAAATGCGCGTGCGGTTAGTCAACATTTCTAAAACGAGGAGCGCCTCGCTCCACGGAATAGCGAGAAGCTCGAGGCGAAATTGCACGTCACCAGCAAGCAAAGCACGGGATTCCGACGGGAGTTGGAACTCCACTTTTGTTCTCCCAAGATCCTCGGCCGCAATTTCTGTACTGAACGCGTGGGCCGCAGTCCATTCCATCCAACCACTGGCCCTCCTTGAGGTAACAGAGGCGAATTCGACGAACCCCAGTGTGTCGCGGTTTAATCGTGCCGCGGCCTCGAATGGCATGAACGCGTCCGTGATAACGCTCAAGGAGCCTGCCGATTGGATCGGGATCACCCGCGAGCTCAAAAGACGAGAAGAAGCTTCGATCGGAGTGTTGCCACCGTACCGAATTTCCTGGCGTCCTTCGATCGGCAGTCCGGCATCAATCGGCAAAGATCCGCTAAACTCGACCGAGTCAAGCGCATCTATCCGGCCGACAGTCTGATATTCCACCGGATTCCGGGACTCGGCGATTAGCGTGCCGCTTATTGCGGGGGCATATGTAATGACGATGATCCCGTTACCGCCAGTGCCGCCGATGCCCCAGGCAGTACCGCTCTGCGGATAGCCACCTCCGGCCCCACCACCCCCGTAATTCGCACCCACTCCGCCGTTCCCCGCAATGGTGCCGTTACTTCCGCCGCCACCTCCTCCACCGCCGCCTGAGCCGTGGCTGGCGTCGAATTCGCTGCCGCCGGCACCATTTCCGCCGTTGTCTGACGTCTGAAATCTTGCACCGCCGCCGCCACCACCGGTCCCGGCGGTTCCATCGCCGGGACCCGACCCGGTGTCGCCAGTGCCGCCGCCCGTTCCGCTGCCACCAGAGCCGCCGGCGCCACCATTGTTCGAGCCACCGCTCGGGGAGCCGCCAGCCAAACCGCCGCTGTTCCCGCCGCCACCGCCACCTCCGTCGGCTATTGCACTACCGGCGCCCCCCGGGGCGCCATCGCCATTGGGGCCGGCCGCGCCACCACCGCCACCGCCCGTCCAGGGTTGGAGCGGAACCGACCCGCCGCTGCCGCCGGAAAACTTTGTGCCACCCGGAGCAACACCGTTCGCAGCAGCACCGCCAGCACCGCCGTGGCCGTTCACATCTCCAGCCCCACCACCCTTGGCGCCCACAGAAGATGCGCCGAGAGTCGGGCCATTGAACCAAGTATCACCCCCACTTGCATCGTCCGTCCCGCCAGCGCCCACCTGGACCATTAGACTGCCGCTCAGTCCGCTGAGATTACTGATCTTCGAGTAGCCGCCGCCGCCGCCGCCAGAACCAGAAAAACTGCTGGCATTTGGGGTTCCACCGCCGCCACCACCTCCGATCGTCTCGATCGTGTTGGTGTTCGACCAGTCGTTCGGCACCGTCCAGGATGTGCCGGAGATGATATAGATTTCCGTCACCTGGGGACCACGAAGCAATGGAGAAGGTGAGCCCCGATCGCGCGCCTCTTATGGTACGCCAAACCCGCTGCCTTGACCTGGCCGCAGTTCTCGGGCCAGTAAGTTCCAGAAGCGCCCCAACGACGGTAGGGGCCTAGGCTCTCTGTAATGAGAGCATGACGGCCGAAATGATCATCACTCAACATGGCGCAGAAAGACCCCGCCGGCCAAACGGTCGCCGGGAGTCGCAGTCTCATTTGTGACGAGACGACCCTGCGGATGTCTATCGAGCGCGGGATCAGCATTGCAGACTGCTATTACGCTACCTGATTCGTCGACGACGCAGCACCGTCCGCTGGGTGGCCTAGAACCCGTCGCTTCAGCGATCGCAGCTCGGCAGGCCGCGTCATCGTAGGGACGGTCAAGCGGCAGCAACAGCACACTCTCGCCCGGTTCAGCGCGCAATTGCGCAAGCTGCGCATCATCGTCGGGGACGACCTTTCGGCGAAGAATTTTGCTGTTTGTTGCATAGAAGACCGCGAGGTGCGTAGCTAGCGCCATAGCCAGGTTTCACCTCATCAGCTATGAAGACTTGGCTCACTGAGCAGTACGACCGTTACGTCGTGGTTCCTTGCGTCCGCAGGTCCGCCCAGCCCTTGTAGGCCGCGGTACCGGCCGGTAATGTCAATCGCAACCACACGCCTTGAGCACCCGAGGCGTTGGGCGTTGCTCCTGAAGGCAAGTTGCCCGGACCAGGCACACTGACGAAGGCAGGTTGCGTAATGAACGAGCCTATCCCCGAAGAAGGTGCGACCTGACGACTGGCGACGGTGCCGGTGTCGTTCAGAGCCGTAGTCAACGTCAAATCCAACAAAGCACCCGAGGGTAAGCTCGGCATCTCGGTCGCGATCTCGATCTGCGCGCCACTCAGTGCGGTGCCGGTGTTGTTATTGACAACGAAGACTTTTTCGTAATAGGTACGCTGTGTGCCGGTCAGTCCATCAGCTGCTGTGTTCGAGAACATGCGAACAATCGCGGTCACGGCGTTTGGTGAAATCTCAAAGAGCATTCCTTGAAGGATCTTGTAGGTTGTCGTATTGTCCGGTATTGTACCCCAGTCTCGATTGACCGCGACCACATCGGTACCGTAGCCCGAGACCGCGATTATCTGACGCAACTGGTTCGACCCAGTGCCGCCTTTGGTCCAGATGATTTGTCCGACGGAGACACCGACAGCATCGCCGGACTGCAATTTAAACAGCGGCGGGGTCGTGCCGCTGTGATTGGCGGAGCCGTTCTGAGCGGTGTGCAGGCTCGCGTCGGTTGTGACTGAACCCGTCGGCACTACACAGTTATGTGCGGCTAAGGCGACGTCACCGACGGCAGCTGTTCCCCCGGGGTTGGCAATCGGACCGTTGGCGGTTGCGCCTGACAAGGCGGCATAGAGCAGCCGCTCCAGCGACTGCGATCCGGTTACCCAGATTTGACCATTCAAGGTTAATGTCTGGCTCTGGATGACACCCGTCGGATCACGACCGTAATAGGTGATCTTGGTCGCCGTATCGCTGGCCGAGCTCGATATTACGTCCACATTGCCCGCTGGGGAGATGTCATAAAATGTGACACGACGGGTGAAATCAACAGCGCCGCCACTGATTGCGCCATCCGCCTCAGGCATATTGGCCGAACCATACACGACGATGTCGGAGGGCAGAACGCTCATTTAAGGCTCCTATTGTGCCTATTCACCGAACTCGGGCAAAAAAGTCGCGCGGTACAGAAGTTAAGAGGTGGCCGATTGCAAAAGCTTCTGACGCCGGGCTCGATCGCCAGTGAGCAAGATTCTAGCACCAATAGCATACGAGAGCGGAAAGCAGCGCCGTGGATAAACTCGACCTCGCCGCTCGCCGTCCACAAGGAGTAATTTCCGATGGCGGAGCTTAAGTATTTTTCTGCTAGACGTCGATTTTCTTGACTGCCTGGCTTAACAATACAGGACCATTTGCAGTCGAGAACATCGGTTCGTCTCCGCCTGCGACCGGGTGCATTCCCAGAATGTCGCGCGCCTCGTTGAGCGCGTAGATCCCGTCCTTTACATAACTGCTGAGGATCGTTGCCTGATCCTTTGGGTCAGTCGGTCGGGTATTCGACCAGGCGAACTCAAGATCGACATGACCCATCCTGGTCTGAATGACGCCGTCGACCAGCCGCTTCACCCAACCTAGCAAGGGCGTGAGACCTTCTTCGAGGGCTGCTTCCTGGGCAGTCTGCGCCGTAGCGCGGTTGACCTGCGGGGTAAAGGCGGTAGGGGGCAACGAGAATGCGTAGCAGACAATCCGCGTTAGCCACTCGTCGAAATCGTCCTTATATGGCGCCTCCTTGAAGGCTTGGTATTTGGCGCCGCTGGGACCCCAGACGAGGCGAGTACGATTTGCCGTATTTCCCGCGAGGATCGAGTCGAACCACTCCTGGAATTGCCGGATCTGCTCGGCGCTCCACCCGTCCGGCGCATTCAGCAGACCGGGTGGAACATTGCCCTCCGTGAAATGTTGTAACTGCATTGCTTGGCGACGCAGCCCGATATTGACCGTCGTGACGATCTGCTCTACGGGGCTGAAGCCATACGCCTTGTGCGGCCGTGGGTTCCGCGGCAGGTAGACCAGTTCCTCGCTGGTCAGGAGACGCCAGGGTCGCCCGTGAATTATCTGTTCGTAAGCCGGGGCTGGAGGCCGTGGACGCCGGCCGGTGTCGTCAAGCACGCATTGCCTCGCCTGAAATGTTCCCGGAAGCTGAGCTGTTGCCTCATCTGATTTGCTCCCGACCGATGTTCATCGGCGGGGCTGGGGATGAGGCAGATCAGCATGGCGGCGCGTGACGAGTTGGTGGCAGCAATAGCAGGGCGGTATGCTCAAGGGGACCGGAGTGAGCGGAGTCGGATTCTGGACGAGTTCACAGCGGTCACAGGCTTTCACCGCAAGCATGCGATGCGTCTGTTGCGGGCCGGGCAAGTGAGCCGGCGTAGTGGACCGCGGCTCGGCCGCCGGGTTTACGATGAGGCTGTGCGCGAGGTGCTGATCGTGGTCTGGGAGGCATCCGACCGGATCTGCGGCAAACGACTGCGGCCGCTTCTGCCGATCCTGGTCGAGGCAATGGAGCGGCACGGCCATCTGCAGCTCGTGCCAGAGGTGCGCACCAGATTGATGACGATGAGCGCGGCAACGATCGATCGGGCGTTGCGTGACATCCGGCAGCAGGCGGGAACGGTAAAGCGCCGCCGATCGGCTCCATCGGCGGCGATCAGGCGCAGCGTGCCGGTGCGCACGTTTGACGGCTGGGACGATCCGCCGCCCGGATTTGTCGAGGCGGATCTGGTGGCTCATAGCGGGCCCGTCGCGAGGGGCAGCTTCGTGCAGACTTTGGTGCTGACCGATATCGCCACTGGCTGGACC